AATGTTTTAGATTCTGATTTGCAATACCAGTTATAACTGAATCATATCTTAATCCGACATATGCTTCATTCAACTCTAATGTATAATGAAGAACTGTTTTACCTTTCTTAACTGCATCTGCTCCAATATTCATTAACGCCCATGACTTACCAATACCTGCAGGAGCAACCATAACACCTAATTCACCTTTACCAAGTCCGCCATCCGTTAATTCATTGATAACTTCCCACGGCGTTTCTTGTACATGTCTTACGGCATCTGTATAACGTTCTTCTATACTAGTCATATATTCATGTCCAATATCTTTATCAGCTCCAGCTTTCAAAGCATTATCAACTGTTGCTTTTATTTCTTCATATTGTCCATTCTTTAGTAATTCTACAGATGATAAAATAGCTTTTTTGATTTCTTGATTTCTACAAAAATCTAATGCCTGATCTTTTATATATGTCAAATCTTCTGATTCTGTAAATTTCCATGCATCTTTCAAATGAGCTATAATTTGATCTTTCAAAACATCATGTTCAACTTTTTCAAGTTTAACTTTCATCACTTCTAACGTTGGAGATGATTTATATTCTTTCTGATAATCTAGAATAGTATCAACAATCCAATTATTAGCATCTGATTCAAAATATTTAGGATCAATAATATCTGCAATCTGCTGTAAAAAAGATTTATCTGTAAGTAATGATGTAATTACTTTTACTTGAAATGCGTATCCGTACGAACTTAATCTGTCTGTCATACTTTAATATATAAACTTTTTTTCAAAAATCAAAGAGATGCGTAAGCATTTAATGAATTGAATGAAGATTTTAACCATGAATCTAAATCTTTTATAACCGTATACATTTTATCGGCCATAAACATTTTCTTGAATTCAAGTGTGTTTAACTTATCTATATCACCTTGAACTTTATTCATAGTTAACATTTTTGCATTTCCGTTAATATCAACTTCTTTGAGTTGCATTAACTTGTAATTTAATTCTAACAATTCTTTATTTTCTGAAACTAATGAATGTACTTTATATTTTTTATCTACATCATTAGCATATTGTACTATCTCTTCAACCGTTAATTCTCTATCTTCCGAAAACACCGGAAAGTACTTAATTAGGCTTTTAGGTCCTACACCTTTAAGGCCAGGTATATTATCGGACTTATCACCAATAAAAGAACGATATAACAAGTAGTTCTTGGAACTAAATCCAAATTCTTCTTGCATCACACTTGGTGTATACATCTTCTTTTTTATAGGGCTCCAAACTGATATTCTATTATTTACTAATTGTAAAAAGTCTCTATCAGTCGAACATATCGTAACTCTATTTTTATCATCTGTATAGATTTCATTTGCAATATATGCCATTATATCATCTGCTTCTACATTATCAATTGATAGAGTAGTTACAGGCAAACAATTAAGATATTGAATAACACGACCAAATTGTCGTCTCATACTATCTTGTTCATCTTCTAATGATGCAAATTCTTGATATCTATTAAATGCTGTTTTATTAGCACGATTTGCTTTGTATTCAGGATAAATATCTTTTCTACGTCTTGATCCACCCTTGCCATCGAATACAATAATACATCTAGTAGGTTTAATCAGACGAACAACGGCGGCAACAGATCTTAAAAAACCTGTTACACCGCCTATATGTTGTCCATCATCATTGAGCGCCGGAACGGCTGAAAATACTCTGATGAAAGTATTGAGTCCGTCGATTACTAAAAGATGGCTGTCTTTTGTCGACCCAGTTCCTTGCTCTTTTTCCCTTTCAATTTCACGTAATATGTCTTGATAACGTGCTTTCATTAACCTTCTTCGCTAACAAATTCTTCGTCAATCTCAACATCATCTATTCCAATGTCCTCTCCAGGCTTATATTTAAGTATATAAGCTTCACATATACCTGTATATATTTCATCTTTCAAGCCATCTACTTCTTCCAACTTCTTTTCAAAATCTTTTGATAAGAACTTGACATCTGTACCATCTGCTCTCTTAAATGTATACCATGCACCTGCTGTGCCTACTAACTTAAACTGCTTCATAACATTGAGCCAACCACCATAGTTATCAATACCTGATTCAAAATAGATATCATAATCAATAGTTTTTAATGGTGGACCCATTCTGTTTTTCACCACTTGGCATCTAGTCTTGATTCCGATTGTCTGATCGACACCGTCTTTCTTAACTTTGATTTGACCAACTGACTTCAATCGTAACCTTACTGAAGCATGGAATGGAATAGCTTTACCTCCGGAAGTTGTATAAGGGTCACCAAAAGCTACACCTAACCTCGTTCTTAATTGATTTGTGAATATCAAACAAATTCTTTCACGGCCTATCATATTTGTAAGCTTTCGCATACCTTTTGATAAAATAATAGCTTTGGATGTTGCATATCCGTCCTTATCATATTCTTTAGCCATTTCTATTTTAGTAGATGCTCCCATTACAGAATCAACTACAATCGTAACTAATCTATCTTTGTTTGATTTTCTAATTGATTCAACTATGCTTTCAATAGCTTCAAAAATATCTTCGATTGTTTCGAGTGGAACATATAGCATCTTTTCAAGATCAAGTCCAATTGCCTCTAAAAACTCTCTACTAACCGCAT